CTTGGTTACAGTAAGGAAATTTTTTACATTTCTTTTTAACTTGGACTCTTTTAGCTCCTGGCATATATTTGGTTGATGCCCCTTTCCAATTTTTTTTACTCATGGATTTAGCCCAAATTGCGGGCTGTGAAAACTGACCTGAAGAACTTGATGAAGTAGCTTCTTTAGTTTCAACTTTTTTAGGTTTATCACAAACACATTTAGATTTAACTCTATCACAAGAATCACAATATTCTTTTGCCTCTCTTACCGTTGGGATATTTTTATTGTCTATTTTTTCTTCAGATCCTGTTAATGGTCCAATAAAAGCCCCTGAAGATCCTCCTGCGGATGTTGCTTCTTTACTCTCTTCTTTTTTTGACGTTTTTGCGTCCAAAATTGCTTGTAAGAACTTATTTAATTCATCAGAATCTTTCAAATAAGTTCTTAATTTTGCTCTTATTTGATTTTTAGAATGTTTCTTACTCCTTATAAGAACATAAATTTCTGACGCATCATTTTTATTTTTCAAATAATCCAAATAATGTTTTTTAACTTCTTTTTCCTCTTCTTCGTTTTGGATTTTTCTTAGTAATTTATACTTTGCCATCGCAGGAATTCCTTGTTTTGAAAACTCCGAGGTAATTGTTTCTCCCATCTTTTTTTTAATATCTTCCATTACACATTTCTAAATTTTTGTTCCCAAAAACCTCTTTGTTGATACATTACCGTAAAATATTCCTGAAATGATTTTAAAACCACTTCTTTCACATCTCCCTTTAATTTACCTTTTTTTAGTTCTTGAGACATTTTATCAATAAGTTTAGTTTCGAATTGTTTGGTAGTATTGGAGTTAAGGAAATCTTTAATTTCCTTTCTAATCAATACTTCAATTTCTTTTTTATCTGATGCGCTTAGTGCCATTATTTAAAAATTGCTATGTATGTTAATGGAGCTATTATTACTGCCGATATTATTGCATATAAACCATTCTTAGTTTTCAATCTTTTATTCTCTTTCTTTAAATCTTCGTTTTCTGAAGTATATATCTTAACCACATTATTTTTCTCAGATATGATTTTTTCATTATACTCATTATTCTTAACTAAGGACTCATTTTCTTTTTTAAGAATTTCTGTTTTTTTATCTAATTGTATTATTTCATTTTGATAACTTTTAGACAATTCTTTTAATTTATCGTATTCGTTTAAATCCAATAGAATTTTTTGTGCGACTCCGTATGGTATGCAAATTTCAGAAGTGTCTTTAGACTTTGTTGTTTGTGCAATCCCACTCGTTGTAAGAATCACAATACTAACCAATGTTAAAAATATTTTCATTTTAAAAATTGTATCTTTTTCTAAGTAGACTATCTATTTTTGCCTTACCCGCTTTTTTTATTTCTTTTTCTTTGACAGTATAAAAATTATTGATCTCCTTTCTTTCTATTCTTATGTTAGAAATTTTAGTATCAATTTCTTTAATCTGTTTTTGATAAGAATAGATTGAATCTTTCAAATCATTTTGAAGTTTTTCAATATTTTTAATGTTGTTGTCTATTTGTTCTAATTTGTATTTGTTCAACTCACTGTGATCCTTTGTTGGTGTAAAAACTCTAACAAGTAAATAAACAAAAATTACCCCCAATATAGTGAGAGTAATTGTCTTCCAATTATATGTTAAAAAATCTTTCATGGTTTTTGTCTCGACGCAACGATTTTACTCCATTTATTTTTAAACTTTTCATAGTTGGACTGTAGTTTACCTACCATTTCCATATATTCTTGGTCCAACTTAACCATTTCCCCATTTACATAAATTCCATGTGGTTCATTTATGGTGTAGAAAAACTCTAAGTTTACTTCCAATACTTTTCCTGACCATTCAACATTTTCCTTAAAAACATTCAACTTATTAAATTCAACAAGTTCGGCAACGTCATTTCTAAATTCATCTATACTTTCAATAAATGCGTTTTTTTCATCGCTTGTTAACTGAAGATCAGTTTCGTCTGTTCCATGAAGAACTATAATATTCCCTTGGATTTTAAATATTTTTTGTTTGTCTCTTGGTTTACCAATGTCTTCAGAATCTTTTTTCTTTGGTTCTTCGTTTTTCTCTTCTTCAAATTCTTGGTCCAATTCTTTTTCAACTGGTTGTTCTGTTAAAAGACCATATTTTTTTAGAATGTCTCTATTTTGACTTTCTTGTAGATTTCCACCAAGAGCCCTTCTTGATGCGTTTAGAAGAGATTTTATTTCGTCGTATTTATTCATTATTCAATAATTTATTAAACTTTTCAAAATCAAATGCCGGACTTAAATCCGTTGCAAAATCGTCAAAGTTGGATCTGGTTATAATACCTAAAAAAGATTCAATACCTTTTACTTTGGTGTTATGTCCTACACATCTCAACTCAATTTTATGTTTTTCACACAACTCCCTACATAATTCTGATGTTTTTTCCAACTGAATATCCGTATAAGGTTGCCAAAAAAAGTAATCTCTCCACTTACGATCAAAAACTTTCTCTTTATAAATATTGCCAATCCAATTTGCGTGATGGTTTTTTAGTGAAACTTTTTCTAACCAACCTAAATTTTCTAAACAAACGATAATAGATTTATTATTTACCATATTATTACCAGTAAAATTACTATTTGTTAGATCTTCAATTATCTTAATAACTTTACCATCTCTTGAGATTAAATAATGTGGTAATTTATGTGGTGTCCCGTTGAATCTTTGTTTTAAAGAAACCATATAATCTATTATAGATCTTGAAGTGTGTGTTAAAACAATTTGTTTTTTTACTTTTTCAAGTTTTAAGTTTGATGGTATAAGATTTTCAATTACTTCCATATTTTACTTTTTGTATTTTAAAACTCTCCTCTCAATTTCTTCAATTTTTTTATTAAACATTCTTTCTTCCATTTCATTACCTTCCTCATCAAATACTTGACCTGAATCATTTACATAATATTTAAATGGAACTTCTACTATATGTTCAACAGGAACTTCTTTGATTACTTCAACTATTTTTTCAACAGGAATTTCTCTTACGATTTCAATAACTCTATCTACAGGGACCTCAACAATTCTTTCAACCTCTCTTATTACTTCCACAGGAACCTCAACGATTTTTTCAACCACAATTGGTTCAACTTGGGGGGTAACTTGGGGGGTAACTTGGGGGGTGCCATAGGTTAAATAACTTTCAGGGATCTCAACTTCATCTTGGGATGGGTATTCCTCGTATTCGGGTTTAATTTCCTCGTCTTCCTCTTTTCTTCTAAAGTTTTTAAATGCTTGGTTTGTGGCAATTACTAACGCGATTGCTAATGGGTCAAAAACAAACACTAAAGTTAATATAAAGAAGTTTGCAGTCTTTTTAACGTCCCATCCCGTAATCTCACTTAAATATTTTATCGCTCCTAACTCACCAGATTCAATTTCTTCTGACGTAAGGTCCAACACTTCAATATCCAATCTTGTAATACTATCGTTAAAACTTTCAATTTTTTTAGAAATGGTGTCTCTGTTATTTTGTGCAATCTTAAGTTGAGATTCAAAAGCCTTTCTGTTTCCACCATTAGCTCTGGTGATAACCTGACCAGTGTTTCTATCAATACTTTGAGTTGTTGTGTTGTTTGATAGAGCATTTCTTAAGTTTGTAATATCTTTATCTAAACCGTCTTTTTCTTTTTGGTAGTCATCTTTGATTTCACCAAACCTTTTCTTTTTAATTTCAATATTTTCAATTTTCTTATTGTTAATCTCAAGACCCGCAATATTTTCTTGGAATCCTGTTGATAGTAGTCCATAGATCCCTATAGAAGTTAAAACCGAAAGGGTTACAAGAGCAATAGTTAGGTATATCTTAAGAATACCATAAGTTTCCTTCCATTTGTCATGGAGATACGTCGCAATTGCGATCTTTGATATTTCTAAAAATGATCCCATAATAATAACAGGAATTGCAACCGCCGAAAATATAATTGACAATCCGACAACACTATAGTAAGCGGCAGTCCCTGAGAGACCAATAGCACAAAATAGTAAAAACCAAGGTAAAAATTTCTTATTCATTAAATTTGTTTATTAGATAAATATCAAAATAACTAAATACGGGCGAAATATAAACCCTATAAAACAATAAAACCCCCACCGGTACCAGTGGGGGAGTGTAGTTTCATCTTAATCATTGGGACAAGATTGAGGATTTTCACCTTGGTGGCTTCAGGCACCTTCTGCCGAGTTGTAAGGGTAATCTCGGTTCAACCCTTTTTATAAATAATCAAACAATTCGGAGGAATCATTGCGAAGTCGTCTAAGAGCTTTCTCTTTAATTTGACGAACTCTTTCTTTTGTCAGACCAAAGTCTGAACCGATATCCTCTAATGTTCGTGGGGTCCCTGTTAATCCAAAGTAATCGGCTACAATAACTCGTTCACGTTCGTCTAAAACATCCAATAGACCGACTAATTTTTGTTTTAGGATGTCTTTAGTGTTAAACACTGCATCAGGTAGCTCAGCGTCTTTATTTTCGATCATATCCAAC